CTACTCAATCATTAATAAATCAGGTTTATAAATATCAGTTACTACCATAGATGGCTCAAAAGTCGATAAACTTTCATCCTGAGCATTTTTTATTATAATTCCATTAGATATATCATCTAAGGCTTTGCTCATAAGATTTAAACCCATTGGTTGCAGTTTATCTCTCCATAATCTACTGGAAGCTACTTTTAATTTTAAGCTAAAATATTTAGGGTGTAATATTGTAAAATCTTGGTAAGCAATATCGCCTCTATCAATTCCAGAATTTAACCAAAACACTGTTCCTCCAGTAACAGATTCCCGCATCTTAATTGCCCACTGTACGGCACTTTTACCTCTATGTAATGGCAATAAACTTGGATGATAACCTATCCAGCCTAATTTAGCCTTGTAACGAGTTCTTTTACCCACGTAGTCAAATGAATGGGCGGTAATCCCTAAATCCACACCTTTAGGAAAAGTATCTCCATTTAGCATTCCCGCAGGAATTATCGGAATTTCATTTTTAGCCGCTAAGGGCTTTATATACTTATCATCTAGCGGGCAACAAACACCCACAACGTTAAATCCTTTTTTTAAGCATATGCTTAAAATCATTTCGGCAAAATACTTTTGACCACTTATAAATACGTTAAAACGTTTCTCCATTTCCTAAAAATTTAAATCCTTGAATTGCTCTAAAATGACCACCATAGCCACCACCTTTAAATGATCCTTTTTTAGCAGTTTTTGCTATGCTTTCAATAGAGCGTTTTTTATTAGCACCATAAAGTTTGGCACTAGTTTGTTCCCATTTAGCTGAGGAACGCAAATAATTTGCAAGTTGCGGATGGCTCGTATGAAAAAATGTATGAAAATTTTTATTTCTACGCCCATAGCCATCTAAATGGTATTGCATTATTTGGTTTAAAAAGGCAGCTCCAACTCCTGCACCTTGCCACTCGGGCATTACAACAAGCCTTGATGCCCTATAAGCATTTGCAGTAAATAAAGGCATCACAGCCACATGACAAACAAGCTCGCCGTTTACTGTTCCAACAAAATACTCCGCACATGGTGGGTGTTTTAAGTCTAAATAATAATGCTCTTTAAAATACTTCCAGTAAGTTCCGTTTGTCTTGAAAATATCAAGTTTGATTTTTGGTCGTTCGGAAATAGATTTTTTTTTTTAAGCTCTTGCGTTGTTGTGTTATAAACCCAGTCAGGTTGTAGCCATTCAATTATATCATAATGTGGGCTTAATAAAACTATTTTTTTCCCTTTATTACGCCTCCAACCTTTAGCAAAAGCTAATGCGCCAATCTTAGCTATTTGCCTATCTACAACGCTTGTAAATTCATCTACAACAACTTCATCTGGGGCATCAATAATTAACCTTGCCATTCCTGCCCTAAATTGTTGACCATTAGAAAGTACGTTAAATGGTTTTAGCCAACTCGGAACATCTCCAAGACCAACACTAGCTAATGCTGCGGTTACTTCTTCAAAACTTCCGTCTGGAGCAATACAATCTATAATTGGTTTACTATTATCCCAATCGGCATAAGGATTGTAAATCTTATTTTCCTTAAAAAATGATTTCCCAAGTGAGGTTTTCCCTGTTCCACTTGCGCCAATAATAAGACCAATTTGCCAATCATCATTATCAATTGGTATTTCTGCGGTGTGTTTCCATGTGTCCGCCTTATCAACGTTAAATAAACTTTTTACTCTTAAAGCTCTGTAGCTTTCAAAATCTTTTGTTTTGTGATTTACTTCTATTTTCATAATTATACGTTTACTAATCTTATTTTTAATCCTAGTTTTTTCATCTTGCTAAATAGCTCTTTTTGTTCCATTTCTGATTCTACAAGTAGAATAACTCCAAATTGTGGCTTGTAGTTAAATTTATTTTTAATCATATATAACACTTACTTTAATTAATATTCTTACTTTTGTACCTCTCACAGTAATATTTTAAACAAGCAAAGCCCAATTAGAAGACTTATGTCCTCCAACTGGGCTTTGATGCTAAATTAAATTACTGTGAGAAGTATTTATTTTGTTGGGGGACTTTTTATATCCCCATTTTGTTTCTTTTTATAGTTTATTTCAGCTTAATTCTTCCTTCATTTTTATTTTCTTTTGATGATTTTATTACTGTTTTAGTACGTAGTTAGTTTTTTATACAATCACTCTTATTTCTGAGTATTTTCCCGTCTTTACGACCTGAATTCTAATATGTGTTGGTTTATCTTCCGTAAGAGTCCATAAATATGATGAAGTAATAGAATTTGGTATCATTACCTGTTTTTTCAATAAGATAAAATCCGCCTCATTATTGTAGGATACTTCAATACTTATTTCGACATCAAAATCGTTAAGATTTTCATATTGCACACTCACAGCATTATATTTTGAATCGTAGAAAGAGGTATTTTCAATGATTTTTATCGGTATAATTTCCTGCATTCCATATCTTCTTGAACTTGCCATTCCCATAATTACGCACGTATTAATTGACCGCAAACGAAATACTCATTTGGTCCTGTTTTTGTAACTTCTACCATTGAATATTGCCCATCAAACTCCAACGTATCACTGATATTTTTTAATTCGTTTGCTGTCCCTGACACAGCTATTTTACAAGTTCCTGTTCCTTTGTAGAAATACTGCGCTTTGTCGCCAATTCGTGGAAATGAAGCGGTGTTTAGAATAATTTCAGTATTTGCATTATCTAACGGTACTATATCGCCAACATCCGAAGCTTTTGCCGTGTAGCTTATTACTGTTGATAGCGGTTTTACACTTTTTACAAACGCTATTTCTTTGGTGTCTTGAATAGCACCATCTCTATAGCTTCTTAAAACCCATCTACTCTGACCTGACATCTTCATAAGCGTAGTACTATTCATTTCACTAAGCCTGCCTTTCACATTAAAGTGAATAACTCCTACATAGCTAGCTGGATAGCCTGCGTCTTTTACGTTTATTATTTCTGCTGTACTTATTGACGTGTTGTTTTCATCATGAGTTACCGCACCAGTACTCGAATTGAAGTTATTTGCTAGTTTAACATATTCACCATCGTGGTTGTGGTTAGCTTTTGAAAATTCACTAGCTTCTTTACCATCTAAAGTTTTTGCGTCTACATTAAGAGAATCAATATCTTCCTTATCTAAAGTCTCTATCGTTAGTATTCTTTCAAAACCTCTTGATGTACCGTCTTCATTATAGAATTGTACCCACAAATTATTGTTATTTAGCCTACCTTTCCAAAAAGAGAAACTTCTAAGTGGATCACCAAAATAATGAAAGTGAACTGTTGCTCCATTTTCAGACGGAAAACCCGTAGACCCGTTTGTGTTGCTTTTTATCGCAATTCCAACTCCGAAGACATCATTCCACACACCCTCTGCTGTAAGAGCGTTGAATGAATTAGTTACAGATAATACATTCCTGTTTATGTATCCTTTATCAAAAAAATTATCACCCAAATAAGTCTTTGTAGGATATTTATCATCGTGGTCATGGTTCAAAAGACCAATATTTTTTTGTGCAATTTTTTGTTGTTCTTTGGATAAATTTTGAAAAACAACATAGCTCACTTTATTAGCTATTGACGTGACTAAAGCATTATCGGCAGCAGTCATTTGAGATAACAATTCTTGAATTGAATTAATTTCAACATCTGGATTATTCAATAAAATCTGAACAACTTCATTCATTGCTAGTAAAAGAGCGCTGTCAGATTCTTGTTTATTATAAACGTCTTGTTTAGCTACGTAATAACTTGGCAATTGATTGCCAAGTTTTAAGGAGTTTACGGCAGTTCCTGTTTTATCCAATTTACCGTTCCAATTTGCACGGTCATTTTCCGAAGGATGCAATATTTCATCCTCTAAATGCGTATTAAACGCTTGTTTATCCGCCTTGGCGATTAACAAGTTATTTAAACCCTCAATATCTTGGACACTAATATTTTCATCAATCCAACGAATCCATTTAAAGAAGTTATAAAATTGTTGTTGGGAAGGCTTGTCGTGTGTTTCAAACCATTTTTTTACGTTCTCTTGATGTTTCATTATCCTATAAATTGAATTGGTAATGCCACAATGTATGGCGGTAAATTGTTGTGAGGTTTATTGTTTCCTTCAGAATCTGTTGTAAAATGATGAATATGACTTCCTGAATCTTTTATTAAACCGTCACCACTAACAAATGCACGTTTCCTATCTTGTCCAGCAAAATTACCACCACCATCTAAAACAGAACCCGTTCCACTACCGCCAGAACCGTCCATTACATCATGATTATGACTACCAGCAGAATGTGTTTGCCCTTCATGTTGATGACTTGGCAGTTCAGAAGTTGTTAGTTGATGTGTTTTTTCACCGCCTTTTTTACCAATGCTATTAAATTCTTTTTGATTAGCATCGTACCCAACAAGCATACGCCCTAAAATATTATCCGTTCCGTTTTGTCCGTTTGCGATAAACCAACCTCTTTGTAATTCTGCTTGAGTTACACTTGTACCAACGTATTTTATTTCTTTGAAAATTGGTTTAATTTCTGCTAATTCTTTTTCTAGTTTTTTTACTTGATTTGATAAAACTATTAAGTTATCAATATGCTTAAAATCACTCCAAGGAATTGAATTTACTGAAACTCCAAAAGTTGCATAACGAGTAAAATAAACAGGTTTTTCGGTTTTATCTTCAAAAGTTGCTTTTGTTTCTTCTTGAATAATGACAACGCTATTTTGCTTTATACCGCCACGGAATTCTAACAACTCGCCATCTAAATAAATAAAACCGTTTGTTATTTGGTTTCCAATAACTTCACATCCGCTGATAATTGTTTTATCGCCTGCCAAAAAACCAAAAGCATTAAAAATCTGCCATGCTTTTTGCATTTCTGTAAGCGTATTTGTTTCCAAAGGAAAACCGCCATTTTGTTGAAAATCAAGATAATTCATATCGCAATTATTTTATATTTTTTTGTTCCTTTTTTGAATATTTCAATCCACTTTTCGAGTGTTATTTTTCTTGATTTTACAATGCTATCTGGTACGTAAACAATAAAATCAATTCCTGTGTCGGCATAATCAGTTTTATCATTTATAAAAAGTTTACCAAGAAATACTGGTTTTTGTTCCGCTCTGGTATAAATATAATGTCGCTCAAATTGATTGCCATCACCAATTCTGATACGTCTTAAATCGGCATCAAAAACATCATTTAAGGCTTTACGTAAATAGCATCTTTGCCCATTATGATTTAAAATAAATTCATCAGCAACCCGCATTTTTAAAAATTCGACGTGTAAATTAGCTACTGGAGATATGAGCGTTTTTATAAAACCAATCATTTTTGGTTTGCGTAAATCGGTGGGTAATAAAAGTATTGCCCATTTATAAAAATCAATATTATACCACATAACTAATGTTTTCAAAAGTTTCAATTTCGAAATAACCACTTGCGGGTATTTTGCTAACTTCAATTAATTGAGGTGTTCCGTGTGTATCTTTTGAAGCGTCTAAAGAGCTACTTTTTACCTCCACAATATGTGCGATTTTAACGCCTTTAATTGCTTGTAATTTATCAACTAAACTTTGCAATATTAACTCGCCATCAAAAGGCAATTCTTTCATAAACTGCTGTAAAGCCTCCTCAATTGGTTTATTTCCGTGTAATATTGACATACCAGTTTCATCTAAAACTAAGGCATCTCTATAAATTTTTAAGGTTAAAAATAGTTTATCCGCTAAATGATTGATAACGGTAATATCATCTCCAGCAAATTTAATTTCTTCAAAATACTGCTCTAAAGATTCTTCTTGTTGTGACGTAATTCTTGAAAGTTTTCCGTTTATTTCGGTGGCGACTTTTATAACAATTGTTCCTGGTACTTCGCCATCATTTGCGGTGGCATATTTTATAATTTTTGAAGCGTCTATTTCTTCGGATGTTGCTGTTTCATTTTGAAATTTATCGGTATCGGCAATTAAATCAAAACCATTTTGAAAAGCCAATGCCATAATTCTGTACCATGGCAATGTTCCTGCTTTTTCGTGTGCCAATCTATAATCGATGTACTTTCGGTGGGCATCAAAATAGCTTCGTAAATCTTGAAAACAAAAAGCCACGATAAACAAAAACAAATTCCAAATAGATACTTTGCTAGTACTATTCAAGTCTTTTAAGGAACTTTCATTTTCCTTAACAGCTATCATTTTATTTTTAATTTCTTGTACTTTCATGGTTTTTTCAGGTCTTTTTTTGAATTATTTCTGAGCTTTAGCTTACTTTAAAATCAATTCCAATTGCCCAACATCCAATTCCTTCACAACCTATAATTGCATCAATATTAGTTTGTGTTAATGCGGTAGCGGGGAGTATTTTTTTTGCTTGATAATAGTTTAAATGGTCTTTATTATAAATAACATTTTCGGGAATAATAATTTTATCTCCAGTTTCAATAACCTCACTTGGTGCTTTATGATTCGCTTTTGCAATTAAAGAGGCATTAACCGCCAATCCTGTTGTTAAGATTGCGATATCCAAAAAAGATTGTTTATTGAGTGCTATTATTTGCATCTTTAAGTTGCTTTTTTAACAATTTGTTTTCAGTGTCTTTTTCTCGTAGCTCTCTTTTTAAAGAAAGTATAAATTTGTTTTTTAGCTTTATCTCATCTTCTAACAAGTTATTTTTTCGTTTATAAGAAGACTCTAGTTGGCTCATTTCTTCTGTCATCATTTGAAACTTTCGTTCCCATAACTGAGAAGTTTCTTGATATTTTTTTTCGTATCGAATCGGTAAATCATCTAGCGCTGATTTATACATATCAATAACCTTAGAGCCGTTATCAATTTCTTTGCTTTCAACATCCGCCTCAACACCTTTTGTAATAGCCTTGTTTTTTCTTCGTTCCAAAATTGCCATTCCAACTCCTCCAGCTCCTAAAGTGTAACCTAATATTTCGCCTATATTTTCTTGGATAAAACTTACCATTAAATTTTAATTTTTAGGTTTTCAAAACCTCCAGTTAAATCAATCGTTGGATTTTTATAACCAACATATTCTAATTGTATCTTTAAATTTCGTTTAAATTCAATTTCAGAAACATTGGTTTTTATATAATTAATCGCACCAAAACCAACTAAAGGAAATTCTTTAAACTCGCCTTTATTATAAAGTAAAACAATTTCAACGTTTTGTTGATCCGATTTTCCAATCACAAAATCACCGTTTTCAATCGCTAAGTCACCATTTTCATCAAGTAATAAATCCATAATTATTATTTAATTATACCTGTTCCTGTTACTGGTCCACCTGTGGCACTAGCTCCAGTAACGGTGGTAGTTCTACCAATAACAAAATCGTTAATTGCTTTTGCTTCTTTAAGCGCCATTTCTTTGCGTGCTACTTCGGGTTTTATCGTTGGATTATTCGAATATTCTTCACGGATTTCAAATAATTTATCGGCTAATTGCTTTTGAGTGCTAGGCATTATTTAAGTACTTTATTAAAACGTTTTTTTATGGCATTCATCGCAGGAACATTAATTGTATTTCCTTGGATAACTAAAATTTTATTTAGCTCATCAATTAAATCATTGACAATTGTTTTAAAGGATTCTCCTTTATTACCAACGGATAAACCTTGTTTATTACAATCAACTTCAAATTCATCAATTTGAATAGTAACACGGTCAATTTCGGTGTATTTTATAATGGCTGTTTCTTGCGGATTATTTTCAATTTCAACAACTAAAACCTCCGAGTTTATTTTTGGATATACAATAAAAGAACTTTCAAAATCGCCAACAACGGCATTTAAACGCACGTCTAATAATTCAGATAAATGTTCTCTTTCAACGGTGCAAGTAGTTTCTGTAATTTCAGTTACTTTGCCGATACTTGTTTTTAAATACTTTTTAGAAACCGAATTAATAGCCCGAACAAACTCTTCCATGATATTTTTGTTAAAAGCCAAACGCTTATAATTACTATTGAAATTTTACCTGCCGAAATCCAAAGCTTTTGCCACCAGCTCAATTGTTTTTCAATAATTTTAGCGGGTAGTGTTATTGTTTTAATTTTACTTATTTGCTCTTGAATATGTTGTTCTTTCCATTTTACAAACAGCTTTTGGGCTTTAGCTTTGCAACTCACACTTAAAATATTATTCTCTAAATGTACCCTTGGAGGCTTTAAAATTTCTCCTGATATTTCCTTTGGAATTGCTGAATTATAATAAAAATTGCTTTTTTTATTTTCTTCTTGGGAAACAAGTATCGGATTATTATTAATACATTTAATGTAAGCGAAATAAAAAGAGCTATCTTTTTTGGTTGAAAAAATAGTATCTCTCAATATTTCTTTTATATTTTTTTTAGATTCAATACTTGTGTTTTCAATAGGTGGATTAATCGTTTTACAACTTATTAAACAAACTATTAAAAGCATACTTAAACAATATTTAAACATCATTTTATTTGATTTTAAAGGATACCTTATTTGTTCGTTTGTATCCGTCAGATTTATTAATATTTACAATAACACTCTCCACAAAAAGAGTCATATCTCGATGTTTGTCTGGATAGTTTGGGTCTGTTAATTTCGTGCTATCTCCAGCATTTGTAAAAGGAATTGCCCAACTATCTAATGCACCACCGTAACCTGTATAAACATGAGCGTCGTGTATTTTATGCACCCATTCTTTTACTTCATTTTCTGATAAATTTAAAGGCAAATGCAATGTTCTATGATCGCCACTTGTATCGCCATATTCATAGGTTATCTTTTTAGAAGTTCCTGTTTGATGACTAATCGCTTTATAAAATCGTTTCCGTTGCTCTTTCGTTTCATATATTAAACTGTTAGAATTGCGGATATTTTTACCAAAAACAAAATCATGCGATACTGCGGGTTTAAAATCAACGGTAAGCCCTGCGATTAAAACTTTATTTTTAAAATAACATCGAATCCCATATTGTTGCTTGAGTTCTTCAATAACTTTATAAGGCGTTGCATTTTCAATCATAAATTTACCAAGAGGCATATTTAAAGCTTGAATTTCATAGGCTGGAGCAATAAACTTTAACAGTTCTTCTAAAGTTACTGAAGCGAAAGTTTTATTTATTTTTTCTTTCTTTTTCAGTTGATACATTTCATCTTCACAGATTAAAAGCAACGGAATTTCTGCACCAATTTCATCAATATAACCTTCAAATTCTACTTTTAACTCGTCGTTATATCCAGCTTCTATTTTAATAGTATCGCCTGATTTTATGATTTCGAGCAAGTTCTTTTGTGCCAATGATACATTTTCGCCATTTTCCTGTGCATTTTTAAACGCTCTAGGAAGTGTAATTTTAGCAGTATCTGAAAACTTTTCAATGGTATTTTCTATATAAATAGATTCTACAACGCCAAATTGTATTGCTTCATTAATAGTGATTTTTACGGCAATATTATAATACTGATAATTCATTTTACATCGGATTTAATAGCGTGTAATTAACTCCTTTTATGCTTTTAGCCGATAAACTAATTTGTACGGTATCGGCAAAACCCTCTACTGGCGTTATTGAAATGGCGGTTAAATAAATACTATCAATATCTTTGTCATAAAACTGTTCACCATAAACTTCAATAATATCATTATGCTCAAAAAAACGAGCTAATAAATCTATTTTATATGAAGGATATTCACGGTTATCAACATCTATTAAAATACCTCGAATATCAATAGACCACGGTTTTGTACCCCAACGTTCCACAACAACGCTATCACTTCCTGATGCTTCCGTTTCAATTAAATTTTTCTCTCGAGAAAAACTTACCATTAACGGCGGTGCGTATGTAGTAGCATTTTTACCAGTAATCATTTCGCCAAATAACAATTCTTCGCCCGCATACTTAAAAGTGATATTTTCGGCGTCTGAACAAGCATCGTTATAAAATTCAACATCATACTTATTATCTTCTTTAATAAGTATTGCTTTGTTTAGTAATTTGCTAATTGCAACCGCTCCAAAAGCGGCTGCATAACGAGCCGCTAAATTTATAACAATGGCTTCTCCGTTATTCATTTGTTTTAATTGTTAAAATACCTTGAGTTGATAACCAGTTTATTTGTGCCCATTTTATAGCCCAAACATCATCCGTTAATTTTTCAGGAAAAGGGATATGTAAAAAATGACTAATCAAAGCATCCGCCTTAAAATATAAATCGAATGCTTCTTCTTCGTTAAGCCTAGAACATCGCTCTAAACTTTCCCAAACTTTCCCTGGCGTATTGGAATTAAATCCATTAATAAACCCGCAACGGCATAAAACAATCCGTCATCGTTTACCACTTCCTCTTTACTTGTTAGCAAACAATTTTTAACTAAAATTTCTTGTCCTTTTTTTGGATCAGATTGCATGAATTTCATCGTTTGCCCCACAACGCTACGCTTTGGAATAATTGCCAATACTTCCAGCTCGTCAATATTAAAATCGTCTAATGGTAAAATCAACGATTTTAATTTGTCGCCGTGTTCTTTTTTTAGCGTTTCTTTTACTTCTTTACTAACTTCTTTTAATGCCATTTTAAAGGGTATTTAAATCTTGTTTAATTTTTTTGTTTAAAACCTTATTTTAAAAAATTAAGGTGCTACGTTTAATTTCACTTTTAAAGCAAATAAATCGTAATCTTTTACCAGCCCCATGTCGCCAGATACTTCACGACCTTCATTTTGAAATTTCGCCAAAATAGTATCCACAATTATAATATTGAACTCATTGACAAACTCTACGGTAATCAAAAAAGGCTTGATATTCATAATACTTCCTTTTGATGCAGTTTCAAACGAAGTAATATCATGCATCATTATAGCTATTGACGCATTTGGTTTTATTTTACCGTGTGACCATGAAGTAGGATTTGCTCCCAATGAATAATTCAATTGATTTTCCTGTTCGTTTCCGTAGGTAATTTTAGTTACTTCTAAAGGAACTCCATTTAGTTGAACTTTTACATCTGCAGAATCGTATGCTTTTCCGTTTCTTGTAACTTTTGACATTTTACGCTTGTGTTTTTAAATTAATAGTTCCTTTTATTTCACCAATTGCTCCTTTAGGAACTAAAACAAAGGAAACTTTCAACTCTTTAGAAACAATTAAATCGCTGTCTTTATCAACAAAGGTTTTACCGAATGTAATTTCGCTATGTTGCTCCATATCTTCAAAAACTTTGTCGCCAATATCTTCTAAAGCAACAACTACTCCTGGAGGAATTTTACCTGTATCTTTATTGACTACCCAATCTGTTTTTACCTTAGGTAAATATGCCGTTCGCAAACCTCTTACAGCTTTATCTAAAACACGCCCATAAGCAATAGTATGCTCGTTAACTTTGTTGTTTGCATCTACAATAATAGGCGTACAAGTGTGGTCGTTATTTATACGAACACCCGCCATACCTGTATATTCTAAACCAAAAAGATAGCCTTTAGTTTCAAGTGTTTGCAGGTCCTCAAATATTTCATCATTTTGTGTATGTGATGATAAACCAGGTTCTAGCCAAGCATCTTTTGTGGCATCGGTAATATTGAATTTTTCATTATTACCAACATTTTCATTTACTTTCGCCTTGGCACAAATACCTAATAAACTACCGACATCCGCAAAATGACGATTTGTAGGTGTCTTTGTTTGTGTTTCTGCATAATGGTAATCTTGACCAATAAATACAGAAACTTTTGTGGCATTAAGATTTTCTATTTCTCTTAAATTAGCCATACTAGCGGCATTATTTCCACAGTTATATCCCTCTAAAAACACTTGACAAGGCATGTGGTTATTGTAGGCCCATAAAGCTAATCCTTGAGCTTTTGGAATTGCGCTATACACATTTTCAGGCATTCCATTTAACATGGTATATTGACCAGGTTCATTATAGGCAATAGCTATTTGTTTAATTTTTCCTTTCGCAAAAGCTAACATTCTTTTAGCCTGTTCTTCACAAATAGAGCTCATTGTTCTTAATCCACTTTCCACAACCATTAGGTACAATTCAGTACCATCTCCAGCGTTTCGGTAAAATTCATTTAGATGCCTATGTAAAATTGTGTTTTTCGTAGCATCGAAAGTTTCCGTAATTCCTAAAGATTCGACATCTTTCATGTTGTAAACTACTTTAGAGCTATCGAAACCAAGTGGTGTAGGAGCGGAAACCGCCCCTACAATTATTCCACTTACAGAATCTGCACCCCCCAGTACATTTGCACCCTGTTGTCCTTTTTTTATACTTACACCATTTATATTCGACATAATTTAATTGGCTTTAGTACTATCTTTATTATCTGCTTCTTTTAAAGCTTCTTCTTCAGCTTCCGTTTGGGCATCTTCTAAAGCTCGCTGTTCTGCTTCTTTTTGAGTTTTTTCTTCCGCCTCCTTTTCAGCCTGTTTTTGCGTAGGAGAAACTGATTTTCTCTTTACAACTTCTAATTTTTCACCTGCTTTAAGACTATTATCGCCCAAGTATTTTTCTGTAAAAAATTCTCCTTTTGGGTTGATGTAAACAGCTTCGGCATCTTGGAACTTACCTAATATTTCGTAGGCTTGTTTTCTTTGTTCTCTTGTCATCACTTTAAAGAATTACTCGTTAGCACTTACAATTGCACCAAAACCGTGCTCTTGCTTTTTGTCACATAAACCGTAAGAATGCAATCTAAACTCACTTGTCGGATTCGCATTTCGTGTATCTGTATTCATTGGTTTAAATAAAGTTTGTACGCTTTCAATATGATACACCGTATTTGGTGCGTAATAAAACACAGACCCTTTTTGGTCGTTAGCACCAACTACTGCTCCTTGAGATTTTAACGTTCCTGATGCGTCGTAATAAACAGAACTATTATTCTCAAAAAACTTCAAATTAAAGAAGCGTTCGATAGCACCTGTTTTTGGGTTGATAATTAAATCACGATAATTGTTTGTTGCACCTCTATCGTGTAATAAATCTGACTTGTGGTGATCGCTTAAAATCATGTGCCAAGCTGATTTATCTGTAAGATTCAAACCTTCTAATAGCACTAAATAATCAACTAAATCTGTATAAGTTAAACGTCTTCTTCCGTTAATTACGGCCCCCGTAGTTCTTAAAATTGGCATTTTACCAGCAACATGTTTTTCTGGTGCTAATTTGTGCATCGCATAATCACGAACACCAATTTTAAAAGATTCGGAATGTTTCACTCTAATAGCTGCATCTTTATCAAAAGCCATGGCTCTTAATTCCGCATCTGTAACTTGAGTTAAATCCGTATCTAACTTATCCCAGTTTACCAATCCTTTTTTACCAGTCATTGATTGTGGCGTAAAAGCATCTCCTTTATTTATATGAAAACCAACATTATTGATTAACTTATTAAACTTGATACCATCCTTGTCAATTGCGGCAGGATTTGGGCGTTTAAGAGTTCCGATAAAATCATCGTTGAAATTTTTAAACTCCTCTAATAATTGTGGCTCCACATACTGTTCTAACCATATTCCATCTACTAATGCTGGCATTATTTATTGTATTTAGCGTTAAACATTTTATCATACTCCGCAGGGCTTTTTTCTGCTAGTTTTTCCAATCCTTTTGGATCTTCTTTTTGCCATTTGTCAAAATCCCAAGTAGCACGAGTTTCAGGTTGCCCAGAACTACCGTTTTGAATTGCATCTGCAATATTTGGAGCGGCATTATTTTTTGGAGATTTTAGCACAATTCTTAAAGCTTCAACACCTGCTGATTCTCCTATTTTAGCGTAAACTTCTCTTTGCGTAGCATCGAATAGTTTATCCTTTTCGGCAGTATCTAAAAGGGCTTTTATTTCACCTTTTTTATAATCCGCCAAGGCAGTTTCAGCAACTTTACGAGCTTGTATTTCTGTTTGTAATTGAGCTTGTACCGCCGTTATAATAGCAGTATCTGAACTTTGTGCAGTAACTTCCGATAAGCCCAAAGCCGTAATCAGTGGTTGTTTCATATTCGTTTTTTTTATCGTATTTGTTTTATTAATTGGTGTGGTTAACAAGGCTGCATATCTACTAGATACTTCTGAAATTTGTAAAGCGGTAGGGTCTTCAATAACTACTGGAAGTTTTACAACCGCAGGAATTATTTTAGATACCAAGCCTAAAGCCAAGCATTTTTCGGCATCAAACCAGTTATCACCAACTAACCATAATTTTACTTTTGCTTCTGGTAAACCTGTTTTTGCAACTAACTTTCTTACAAAATCTTTTTCCATTGACCGCAATAAGTCAACTTCTTTTTGAATTACATCGGCAGTACCACGAGGGTTTGCCGATGGCGCATGAATCATTAAATATCCATTATCTACTATTTCAACATTTTCAATAGCTGTTGTGGCTATAGCTCCCATACTAGCGGCAATTCCATCAACCACAAGCTTGCTAACTTTTGTTGATTTATTTAGACCATTAAAAATGAAATTTCCCGCAAAAACATCGCCACCAACAGTATGCAGATGTACTTCTACATCGTCATATTCAGCTTCTATTCTGTTTAGGCATGAAACAAAATATTCGCCATCACCATTCCAAATTCTGCCGTATGCTTGTAGTTTATTTCCAAGGGTTCTTATAATCATTTTAACGGATGTTTTTACCTGATTTTTTGGCAAACATAAAGCTGTAATATGGATATAAAAACTACTTAAGTAATCGTTGCAATACACTGAAAATAAGTAGTTTGTTTTTTTGATTTTTGTTATAAAACACATAATAATCAATGGCTAAAAGAACAAATAATGAACCTATAAGAGCAATCGCACAACGAATGTTCGTGGAGGAAGGACTCAACGCAAAAGCCATTGCCATTGCGTTGGATAAAACAGAACAAACTATCGGAAGGTGGCGTAAAGGTTTTGGTGATAATCCTATTAATTGGGATGAAGAACGAAAACAGTTTTTAGCAACGCCTCATAATATTCGCAAATTAATTGCCAAAGAACTTTCTCAACTTGTAGAAGGAAAAAAAGCCGAGCTAGATATGAAAGCAATTCAGGCGGCTATTAAGGCTTTGCAGGATATGGCAGATGAAACATCCGTAGAAGTTGTATATACGGTATTCAAAGAGTTTGATAATTGGATGGCAGAGCAAGAACCCGAAATTGCAATTAGCTTTTTAGAATGGCATAAAAACTATTTATTACACAAAGCACAACAAACATCATAATGAGCGCTATCGGATTAAATACGGCAATGGAAAAGTTGCTGAAAAGTTATGATGCTCACTGTAAATCAGTAGAGCAATCTACTTTTATAGACCTTAACCAAACACCAGCCGAACGTAGAAAGAAAATAAAAGCCTTAGAAAAAGACTATATTACTTGGTTTGCTGAAATGTTTCCGCAATACGCAAAAGTTGAAAGTGCTTGGTTTCACAAAAAAATAGCAAAGCTTTTAATAGATAATGATGTTTGTAATTTACTAGCTGAAATATATCGGTCTGGAGCAAAATCAGTGCATTTATGTATGGGTATTCCGTTGTATTTGTACGTTACTAAACGAATGAAATTTATGCTTTTAGTTGGGCAAACCGAACCAAAGGCAAAAAAACTAATTTCAGATATTCAAAGTCAATTAACGCACAATCGTAGATTTTTACATTATTACGGTAAAAAATTTAAGTTTGGCGATTGGGCTTCTGGTGATTTTACCACAACCGATGACGTTAAATTTATTGCCATGGGTATTGGTCAATCGCCTCGTGGTTTACGTGAAGGAAATGAACGACCTGATTATATTGTTGTTGATGATGTAGATACAAAAGAACGCTGTTATAATGATGTTCGAAGTCAAAAAGCAGCCGAATGGGTTTGGGAAGATTTAAAGGGAACTTTTGATGAAGGTGGTAAATTTCAACGCTTTGTAGTTGCTAATAATAACTTCCACAAAAATACTGTAATCAATCAACTAAAAGCTGACTTTACGCTAAATAATAAAAAGGCAAAGGAGTTTGGTTTTAAGAAAAAACACTTTGTAGTAACCGTAAATGCCGTTAAAAACTTAACGACTTTCGAGCCTAATTGGCCCGCAAAAACAAGTGCAGAATATTGGCGTGAAAAATACCATTCTACGCCGCATCGTTCTTTTATGCGTGAATATATGCACAAGCATATTGTGGAAGGTGCTATTTTTAAAAATGAATATATCAGTTATAAAAATAGATTAAAATACAGCCAATATGATGCTTTATGTTTTTATGGCGATTTATCGTACAAAGATGCAGGAGATTTTAAAGCCATGGTATTCGTTGGAAAAAAAGGACGTGAATTTCATTTATTAGATTGCTTTGTTAGGCAAACATCTCGATACAATGTAGCAAAATGGTTATATGAAAAGGTAGAAGATGAAAATTTACTTCAATACAATATTCAATATATGATTGAAGGACTTTTTGCTCAAGATGAATTTGTAAGCGATTTTGATGCCGTTGGTGATGAAATGGGCTGGTATGTTCCTGTTGTTGCTGATAACAAAAGTAAAAGCGGAAAGTTTGACCGTGTAGAAAGTATGGCAGGATATTTTGAACGTAAAAATGTGTTTTTTAATGCTAAAATAAAAGATACTATTGATTGCCTTGAATTACTAGACCAATTATTAGCCTTTCAAAAAGGAAGTGGTGTGCATGATGATGCACCAGATAGCTTACAATCGGCAATTGCAAAATTAAACACGTCCGCTTTTATTAATTCAACACCTCCAAGAACTACCAGCCGAAAAGAATTAATCAAAAAACAAAAAAACAGATTTTAATGGCATTTATAACTGATGACGATTATACCGTTTTGGTACGCAACGAGGTAAAAGAAATTTTACTTGAAAATTATTCTGAAACAAAATTAAGAGGTGCCGAACAAATGGCATTGGCACAAATTAGAAACTATTTAGCAGGTAAATACGACGTAAACGAAATATTTAGTCAAGTAGCTGAAGCTCGAAATAGTCATATTTTAATGCTCGTATTAGATTGTGCCTTGTATCATTTATACACAAGTACTGTGCCTCGAAGCATGCCCGATATTCGTTCGGCTCGTTATCAAGATGCTATTGATTGGCTCAAACTTGTAGCCTCTGGAGATACCACCGCAGATTTACCGAAAAAAACAAATGAAGAAGGAGAAATTTTACAAGGCATAAAATTTACATCGAAACACAAACCCGAAAACCATCGTTGGTAAAAACAATATTTAAAACGGCTTTAAAAGCTATTTAAAAAGAAAGAAAATGAAAGTATTAGGATACGATGTAAACATAAAAAAAGCAAGCATTTTAGCGAAAGCTGAAACTCCAAATAATTCAGGAAAACGAAACCCTGGTATTATCAAAATAGCACAAGGTTTTAAAGATACTAGCCGTAAAGATATTCAGAAATGGAGACAGGCATTACAATTAATGCAACATCCAGAAGAACCAAAATTTAATGCGTATTATGATTTAATTTCCGATTTATTAACCGACGGGCATTTACAGTCGCAAATACAAATGCGTAAAATGTCAACATTAAATTCCAATTTTCAAGTTATTAATCGTAAAACGAAAGATATTAATGAGGATCTTAGTTTTACTTTACAACAACAATGGTTTTATGAATTTTTAGAACACGCAATAGACCATATTATTTTTGGAACTACATTAATTGAGTTTTCTGAATTTCAAAATGAAAAAATAAAACACACAATTATACCTCGCAGAAATGTTGTTACTACGCAAAAGAAAATATTTCCAGACTTGCAAAAACCTCAATTTATAGATTATGCAAATCCAATGTTTGAAAATTGGTTAATTCAAATAGGTAAAAACGGTGAGCTAGGTATTCTAAACAACATTATTCCGAACCTTATTTGGCTACGTAATGTAATGCAGGCGTGGGCTGAATTTTGTGAGAAATTTGGGCTGCCATTAATAACAGCAACGACCAATACAACGGACACAAACACCATTAATAATGTTCACGCCATGCTATTACAGTTAGGCGAAGCTTCCGTTGGTACTTTTCCGACTGGAACAGAAATAACATTTCAAGAGGCAAACAGAACAGACGCTTACAATACCTATTTACAGTTCATAAAAACCAATATGGATATGGTAAGTAAGCAGTTAGTTGGCTCTACAATGCTATCCGACCAAGGTTCTAATCGAAGTCAAACAGAAGTACACGAACGTACTTTAGATAAAAAAATAGCACAAGCCGATAAGCGTTTAATTTCATTTATAATTAATGACCAATTATTTCCATTACTCGAAGCACAAGGTTATAAAATAAGCCCTGAAGATATGTTTGAATTTAAACCTGCAGAAGAGGTTTTAAATTTAAAAGACCTTTGGAGTATTACTGATGGTTTGCTTAAAAGTGGGCATGAAATACCTTTAGATTGGCTTTCCAAATCATTCAATATTCCTATTGATAGTAAAAAAAAAAGCATAACGATAACTCCAAATAAACCAATAATTGCACTATCAGAACAACGTTATCCTACGAGTTGTTGCCCAAGTACAATTGTTGCCGTTGGTGGTGCTATGGGTAGGTTATTAACTAAATTAAACAGCCAATTAATAAAAGAAATATATAACAAATCGGACACTTCAGGTATTGCTGGAAAAATGATTGTTTTGGAAGCTTTGGAGTTATTTAAAGGTTTAAAATCTAAGTTTTCAAGCACCACGCAATACACAGGACCTGATTTATTGATGCTTCAAATGATGGAATATAATCTGTTTGAATTTACGGCAAGTAAAACCGAAGCTCGACTATCGGCAATGACTAATTTATTAATTGATAAAGAAAATAAAAAGCTTCGTGAATACAGCGATTTTAAAGCATTGTGTGAAAAAGAAACCAAAGAATTTAACAGCAATTGGCTTCAAACAGAATATAATTTATCGGTAGCCGTTGGGCAAAATTCAGCAAATTATATTCGTATGATTAATGAAAAAGATAAGGTAACTTCTTATGTACAATATCAAACTATTGGCGATGGAAGTGTACGAAATTCACATAGAGCATTAGATGGACGTATTTTTAATTTGTCTGATAAAAATGCCATGGATTTATTACCTCCAAACGGCTATGGTTGCCGATGTGAATTTGTGCAATATATAGGAGATACCAAAGGAAAAGTAACAACAGGAAAATACGCAAAAGAATTATTAGTAGAACAAGACCCTAAATATAGAAACTCACAATTTGAAGTAAACCGTGCAAATTTAAAACAGGTATTTACAAAAAAACAATTTTATACCGATATAAAAGGACTTCCTGAAAAATTGAATAAAATGACTTTTGATAAATATGGCTTAAAAGCTCATGCAAGTTTTAAAGATTCTTTAAAGAATATTGAACTAGATGATACCATTACGAAAGAAAATGTAAAAGAATTGTTTAAAAAAGAAAAAGGCGAAACCTACATGGGGTTTGAAGATTATTTAGGTAGAAAAATGACTTTAGATAAAGCTATTTTTGATGACCATATAGAAAATCATTATTTAAACGAAAAAGAACAAAGAGATAAAATATTTCCGCATATAAAAGATATTCTTAAAAAACCTGATGAAGTTTGGTATTATGACACTAATAACAATGGTCAAAAATTTCAGTCAAGATATATTAAATTTTATAAGGATAAAGTAATAATAATTGATTGTGATTTAGACGAAAAAAAAGGCTTAAAAATTAAAACTTGGTATCCTATGAAAGCAATAGAAAATAAAATAAGAAAAGGTTTAAAAATAAAATAGAGGTAAGGAATTTATAAAACTTAGCCCGTGTAAACTCATAAAAGAGCCGACTGTATTCACCGCTATGTTCCTCTAACAGTGAGCGATATTAATAGAAGTTTTACAAATTCCTACTACAAATATACAAAAGATAAAACAAAGATTATGGCAACCTCAAAAATGACCATGTTGTTAGATTTAAGCACCAAACTTTTTGGTGGTAAACTTCAAAAATTACAAAGCAAATTTGATAAATTTGGAACTAAAGTTGGTGGAAAAATAGATAAACTAAGATTAAAATATCAAGGGTTTATTGACCAGATACCAGGAGTAGGGCGTGCAATGGATTTATTAAAAAATCCAATGGCATTGGCTACCGTAGGAATACTAGGCGTTGGGATTGCCTTTGGAGCACTCGCCACAAAAGGTGTGCAAGCCGCCGAAAAGTTTGACACTGCTTTTTTGCCCATCAAACAATTGAACCTTGATAAATCAAAAGTAGAACTTGATAGTTATCGTTCCAAAATTAGAGATGCCGCTTTTGATATTGGTACAAATCTTGGCGATTCTACTAATGCAATGTACGATTTACAATCTGCTACTGGCTTATACGGTAAAGATGCTATTGCTGTTTTTAAAAAAGTAGGGCGTTACTCTCAAGCAACAGGAGCTGATTTAGGCGATTCGATGAATTCCACCACAAAAGCAATGAAAGCCTTTGGTATTGGCGTTGATGGTATTGATGCTTTATTAGCCTCGAACGCTAAAACGGTGCAAACAGGTATTGTTACTTTTGATGAACTAGCCAAAGTACAAACGGAATATGCAGGTGCAACAAGTGCCGCAGGGCAAAGTGTTGATGTTGGTAATAAGGTTTTTGCGATGTTTACATCGATTAGTAAAAATGCTGATATTGCAGCAGGTCAAACAAAAAACTTTTTTGATGGCTTAGGTGCTCAAGGTTCAAAAATTAAAAAAGAACTAGATATTGACGTGTTTGGTGTAGATGGCAAAATGAAAGATGCCGATAAGTTATTGATTGATATTAGTCAGAAGTTTAAAAACATGACGGATAAAGAAATAACTGATACCATTAATAAAATTGGAGGTCCTGAAGGATTACGAACCGCATTAGCAAAAGTAAAAACAGGAGCTGATGATATGGTTAAAACTTTTAATGCTTTTGATAGCTCTAAATTTAGCCTAAAAGATGCCCTAAAAAATGCAGAAGGCGACTTTGGTCAAATGAAAGAACTATTTGGTAATCGGCTTGAAATGGTATTTTCTAAAATAGGTGAAAAAATAATACCGATATTGGCTAGTATATTTGGGTATTTGGCAAGGGTTTTGAATTTTATGTATAAAAATTTTAACAGCTTAGAGACCGTATTTGATGCACTTATTATAGGTATAGGAACATATATTGGTTTACTTGGCGTATTAAAAATTCAATCTTTATTAGCCGCCGCTGGTTCCGTAACATTATCGGGAGCTTTAGCTCTTGTTAAAATAGGCTTATACGCTATACAAACCGCTATTTACTCAATACCTATTATCGGTTGGATTGCTGGATTTGTTGCTTTAGTTGTAATGGCAATTAAATATTTTGATTCATGGGGTGCTACGGTGCTTTCTTTTTTGGGTCCTATCGGAATGTTAATTAATGCTTTTGTATTAGTGCATAAACATTGGGATAGTATTGTAAATGCTTTTAAATCTGATGGTATTATTGGAGGTTTAAAACGTATTGGAATTGTATTGTTGGATGTTTTATTGCGTCCGTTAGAAGGTATTTTAAAAGTAGCCGCAATGTTACCTGGTATTGGTAAATATGCAAAAAGCGGATTAGATAAAATACAAGACCTCCGTAAAAATTTAAACTTAACTCCTCCAGAAGAAGATAAGGAAACGGAAAGCGGAAAAGAAACAGTAAAAAAAGACCTATACGGAAATCCAATTACACCAAAAGGAAATATCGACCCTAAAGAAACACTAACAAAACAAGTTACTAAAGTTGTAGGCGATGCCAAACAAACACGTAATATTTCAATTACTATTGATGCTTTAAATAAAGGTGGTATCAATTTAAAAGGTGGTGCAACTCAAGGAATGACTTTGCAAGATGTAGAAAATTGGTTTAACGAAGCTATGATGCGAGTTGTACGAAATGCCGAAACTAGCTAATTATGTCTGTAAAATTTAAAGGTGATTTTTTTGAGAAACTTCAAAGAATAGAGAACGAACTCTTTTTAAGAAAAATGACTTCACAAGCTGGAGTAATTGCGGTTAATTTTTCTAAAGAGAGGTTTCGCCAAAAAAACTGGGTGGATACATCACAAGAAAAATGGACTCCTAGAAAACGAAAAAGAGCAGGTTCTATTTTAGTAAAATCTGGGCGTTTAAAACGTTCTATTCGTAAAATTAGCGAGGGTAAATATTATGTACTTATTGGTACGGATGTTCCGTATGCCCAAATACACAATGAAGGTGGCACAATAAAAGCAGCCGCAAGAGTAAGAGCGCATAGCAGAACTAGAAAAGGACGGAACCAGCCTATTAAGGTAAAAGCACATACAAGGCAAATGAATGCTAAAATTCCGAAGCGTCAATTTTTAGGAGAATCAGCAGTTTTGGCATTGCGGTTGGAAAATCATATGTATGATAAAGTAACAGACGAAATTTATAAGAAATGAAAGCATTTTATACCGAATTAATCCGAAAATTTAAAGATTCTGATATTAAAAATAAGTTTACAAGTAACAATTTACCACACGTTAAATTTGTAGATTTATATGCAGGGCAAGATTATAATGAAAAAGGTTTTGAGGCTCATTTATTTCCTGCTGTTTTTGTAAAGTGGAGTATTGATTATAAGTCAAAAACGCCCATAGCTACCATTACTTTTCGATTGGCTTACGAACAGCTTCGGGATACCAGTAGCATCAGCCGAGCTTCAGAAAAGAGCCTGCAATTTCTTGACTTTATTACAGTAGTAGATGACGTTATTAAATCCATAGAAACACCAAATACAGGTAAAATTACGTTGTTATCTGAAGATTTTAATATTGAAGATACTATTGTAGATGTATATACGCTGGTATATAATTGTACGTATTCAGGCAAAAAAAACACCCTGAAAACAGCGTTTAAACGGGGTGTTATTGATGATGTTAATTTATCGGGTAATTTACATACTAAACTTTTAATTGATTAAATTTTAGTGTTTTCTATAAACAAACCGTCTGTACGTTTTTCTACCTGCAGGCGGTATTTTTTTAAATCGGTATAACTATTTAAACGCTTTTTAAAGAATATTTTAACAGCGTTTTTATATTCTTCTGAAATAGTAGTATCCTTAAAAGTGATGCCATACATTGTTTTTGATACTTCAATAACTCCAGTTAGTTTTATGTTTTCTGTTGGCGTGGTTGGATGCTTTTTAAAAACTTCGCTCTGGCGTATTTGTGCAATGCTTAAAAAAGGAAGTAGCAATACTATTAATAGTAGATTTTTCATTGTTTTAAATTTTCTATTTTTTCGAAAAATAAATCATTATCAGAATATCCAAAAGAATCTGACAAATAGGCTAAAAATTCATCTATTTTACTATTTAATTTATCTTTTCTATTCTGTTTTGCTTTTTCAGTTTTTAAGGCTTCTATTTTACTATTCTGCTCTAAAACATAAAGATTAGCACAATTAAAAAAATGTTTTTCAAAAAAATCAGATTCGTTAAAATTCTCTAAATCTTTTTGTATGGCAATAGTATTTCTGTCGTGATACATTAGCTTGTATTTTGTGGCAGTATCATTAAAAGCATCTTTAAACCTCCAGCCTTCTTTAATAGGAAGTATTTCGTTTAATTTATCATAAAAAAGATTATAACGAGATTTAAAAGTTTCAAAATTTTTAGTTGATTGTATAATATAATGAGATTCTATTAATTTCATTATCAGACTTTCAATTTGTCTATTTTTAAATTGTTGGGCAATTTTGTTTGCCTGATTTACTTCGTGCCAATTGGTATCATCCTTTTCCGCTTCCATTTTATCAACCTTATCTTGCGTATAAGCAATAGCTTTATCTAAAATAGAATCTCTAAATTTTTTTATAAATTTTATCATAGTTTCAAATATAAACAAAAAAAACCGCTCCAAAATTGAAGCGGTTTTAAAAATTATTTTTCCGTAAAGCATTGCATACTTAAAGTAGTCAGGCTAATATCTTTTTCCCCTGGAGGAATAGCACAGATGTAATCTTTTATATCAAATTTACCATCTGGATTTTTATCTAACGACATCCATCGACTTTCTTTTACCTTTTCGCCTAACTCGGTAATAACACCTTGATAGGTTAATTCATACTTTCTTCCGTTTGGAAATTCTCTAATAAAACCAATTTCTTTACTCATCTTTTTTGTTTTAAAAATTATTATTTTACTTGGTATTAACTATTTTTCAGCGTTAAAAAACACTTTATAATACTTCATCTTTTTAGCCTCATCATATCCTAACTCTAAATATTCAGAAGCGGCATCTGGAGCATCAATATCAATTTTTATCTGAATATTAGTATCTAATTTAATTTCAGATTTAAACTTGCTTTTTTCCTTTTTTAGTACGGCTTCTGATACTTCAAAATTGTTACGAATTAAAACATCGTTTAACTTTTCAAAATGTTTTTTGTAGTCTTCAAACATTTCTTGGTGTTTTTCATCTTCAAAAACTTCTTCTTTAAAATTATGATAATTTACATTTTCTTGCTCTTTAAAATAATCAACTGTGTTGGCTAAAAACTTACTTTGTTCTTGTTTACCAAATTCAGGTTTTATAATTTCTTCAGAAAACTCTTTACACATTTCTAAATAATTTTGGGTGTGTAAATTACCATCATTTGCAAACTGCACGTTTAAGAAGTTTTTAATCCAATACTGTGCATCGTAATTATTATTATCTACGGATAACACCACCGTTCCTTCAGTATCGGTTGTATTTAAAATTAAACAACCTTTGTCTAGTTTTTTTGTTGATATTCCTTTTTGAACAACCACATCAAAACTTTCTTCTTCTTTATAGGTTTGAAAAAAATCAACTTTACTTTCTATTTTAAAAACACCAACCGCATTGGTTAAAATATTTTTATATTCGATATTTTCAAAATAAACAACCAATACATCGCCTGTTTTTATTTGAGCTGAATTTGATTGTTCAAATAAATGATTTACAATATTTATTGAGTTTTCAATAAACACATCTTCATCATCAAAAATAGCATCGGTGTATTTATTAACTTCATTTAAACGAACATCGGCTTGATGACTAAATCGGTAACTTTGTGTAAGCGTTTGAAAAGACTTTAATAAAAAAGGCATTAATAATTCATAGCTTTCTTCATCAAAACGAACTAATTCTTCAGAAAATGAATTTTGACCACTGTTAAATTTATTTGCTACTTTATGAATAATACATTTACTAATTTCGGCACGGGTTCTTTTTATCATTTTGTTTTTTGTTTTAAAAATTATTACTTCACTTATTAGCAAACATTTAAAGTAGAATAGAATAAGTTTTTAAATTATCCGCATCGCAAACAATATGTTTACCCTCGTTAAAATTACTCACTAATTCATTGGCTGTTGCTTTTTCACCATAATTATTGTTATCGTGCGTTGCTTTACTTTGTGCATATATTGCTGTTGTGTACATTATTATTACCATATTGTTACGTCTCTTATTTTTCAGTAATTAATCAAAATTTAAAAGTGGTTTAAATCACTTTTAAATACTATTTAAACTTGTTTGAAACACTATTTCGTTTACTTGCTAATCTATTAGCATTAGGGGCTGATTTAAAGTGTTTTTGTAGTCTCGCTTCTAGCTGATAATTAACACTTTGTTTGGCTATATCTGATGATTGTTTACTTAACTGTATGGCTAATTTTTCACGATTATCAGAATACTTTTTAATTTCACGTAGTATCCGTGCAGGTGTTATTTTAAAAACATCACTTTCTTTTAAATTTTTACAGATTACTACCAAATCCTCTAAACGTAAACTTCTGTATTCGTATTTCGATAGTAATTCTACGGCGATTACTTCGGCTTTACCATCGGGCAAAATATTATCAAAATACATAGACACTGCTTTAAATAAGTTTTTGATACCTGTAATTGCTTTGTCTTCATTTATTTTTGATAAAGCCCCTAAACTTGGCGTTCCTACCGTTAATGCTTGGTGCATTGTTAAATTATTATAATGTTTAATAACCAGCCTATTATTAAATGCTGACGCTTCCACCAGCTCCTGAAGTGCTGGCACCATTTGTTTTGATGATTTCTCTGATAATGACATTTAGCCTGGAGTTTATATATTTTAAATCGGTATTATCTTGATGAAACTCTTTTAAAATTTCCCAATTTGTTAAAATGAGTTGCCAATTTTGTAAGGCAGAAGCTTCATTTGTTCCGTTTATCTTTTTTAAATAGGTGATAATTTGCTTTAAAGCTTTTCCATCTGCTCCTGTAAACTTTGGAGGTATTCCTGTTGTTTTTTCATAAAAACGATACCATTCATCTAGAAATAAAGTATATAATGATTTTTCTTTTACCTCTAAACTGTAAGAAACTTTGCCTTTATATTCTGTTTCTTTATTTGGAATTTCCTTTTCATAAGCGGGTAAAATTGCTCCTAAATTGAGTATTACAAACGCATCAAATTTTCCTGATAAATAGGCGATTCTTAAAAACCGCCCATTACGATAGGTTACCTTCAATGTCATTTTTGATTTAACTACATTGATTAGATAGTTTTTTGTCATAACTTTTCTGTATTTGATTTATATAAGCTCGTTTTAGCTTTTTATCGTAGGCATTTTTGTAGTAGGCTCTGCCGTTATAACCTCTTGCAAAACCCTTCCAATCTTTACGGCGAAGTTCATCACTTAAACCAACCGATTTAATAAAATTCACAAACGCTTTTAATTGTGCCTTTTCGCTATTATACATGGCATTAATAAAGGTTTGAATATTTGAAAATCCACATAATTTATAATTGAAGCCCATAATTTGAAACTTCCCCCATGATGCCGATTTTAATGCCGCTTCTCGGTTTAATTTCTCCGCTTCTTGAAGTCTAAAATGCTCTCGTCTGCCACTTATATAACCGCCAGCTCTAGGGTTTGAAATACTAGGGTATTTTTTCGAAAAAACGCCATCGGTAAATTGATGAAATTTATGACGTTCAAATAAAATAACTGGTTCGCCAGTTGGTAAGAAGCCACCCATAGGCGCTTCAACTTCACAGACTGCTTTAATGATAGCGACTTCAACGTCTAAAGTTTTAGCAGCTTCTTTAAAATCTTTTTCGTTTATTTTTTGCTTTATTTTTCTCATTATTTGAATAATTTATATTGTGATTTATTTTCTAATTCAATTTTTTCTTTTTCCGCAGAAAGCAATTTTTTAAGCTCTCTTTTGGCAGGCGTTCCTAAATACGTGTGGTAGGTACGGTAACATATTTTCCACCGTGGATAAATATGTTGCCAGTACATTTCTTTGTAAGAAATATCTTCGTCTTGTTCTCTTAAATAAAGTACAAGCGTTTGAATTTCAATTATTCTCGTATAAAGGTTTTTATTATTATAAGCCATACCAAAGTTTTATTATATTTGCATTTCTCACATTGCAAATAAGTTCTTTAGTCTGGTATGGCTTTGGAACTTTTTTTAATTTACGGAAGGTTTTATTCCGATAAAAGTGTACCAAGCACTAGAGCCTACTTTTGTTTTGTTATTTTTGAATTTGTGTCGCATACTTTTAAATTGAAGAATTAAAGCAGGAAACTCACAAATTTCATAGCTATTTAAAGGCTTTTTTAAAACGCTTTTATTTTTCATAAACACATTGAACTTTTGCCAATCATCGGGTTTATACAAACCGATATTTTGTGCATCATTTAAAATAATAGATCGCAATCTTTTTAATTCCTGTTGCGTTTGCATACGTTGTAATTCTTCTTCTATTGTTATTGGTTTTTCACTTGGAAAAAACAGATAATACAGGGCTTTTAATTCACTTTCTGTAAGTTCTTCAATATCGGAAGTTCTCCTATTGCTTTGCTCAAAAACAGGATACTCTAAACTCGATATGCTGAATTTTGAGTGTAATTCTTCAATCATTTCATCAGGTTTCATAATTATTATTTTCAAGTTTTATTTGTTCCCTTGGCAAGATTCGAACTTGCTATTATTTTTAAATAATTCACTCCAGTAGTGCAAGGGAAAAGATTAATTTTATACGGTAAATCTAAATTCTAACTTAGAGATTCTGCCGTCTTCTTGTTTAATGTATTTCCAGCCACTTACGTACATACTATTTTGAGTTCTAATTTGAGCGGCGATAATTATATCTAAACCTTTGTCGAACTCTGGCGAATCAAAATCATCACGTAAACTGTTTAACTCAACTATTTTTGCTGGATTTAAAAAGCCTGTTTTCGCATTTCTTTTTAAAGCGATGTTCACTATTTTTGTTAGTTTCAATGCTTTTGCGTTGTCATCTACCAAACTTGCTAAGTAATCTTTTATCATTTCAACACCTGAAGTTTCAGTTCCGTCAAATTTTATAGATACATTATGCCCAATTGTGATACTTGCAGAGCCATCTTTTAAAGTAGATGTGTGGCTGTCTTGTGATTTTCTACCATACACTAATTGCTTCAATTCTTTTAGCGGTTTGTAATCCTGAAAAAGCATTGTTATTATTGCTTCCGTATTTTTTTGATGATCTACAAGCCCGTCAATATTATTGGTAACAAACTCGGCAGATAGCTCTTTAAAAGTTTTAATATCTTCTTTATACTTCTGCTTTTCTGATTTTTGCTTTTGTTGTAATTTTTTAAGTTGTTCCTGTTCTTCTGGTGATAATGCCATTGTTTTTATATTTTAATTGTTGTTAATCCTAAGTCGTCCATTGTGCAAAGTTTACTGATATAATAATCTCGTTTTTGCTTATTTTGTCGATATGCAAAATGCGTGTCTGGGTGATTTTCTAACCATTTATTTTGCGTGGTTACTTTTACTTCTAAAGCTGATTTTATAATATTCATAGATTTGCTTTTTTTATAGTTGATTTTGAAAGCTTTTTAAATATTTCGCTTGTATAACTATCGTATATATCTTGAGCCACATCTTTGGAAACTATCTTATAAAAAGGAGCTATTTCTTTTAAAAAAAGAGCTTCTAAATTCAATAATTCCTTTTGCCACCAATTAAAAAGCGGTTTACATATCAAAGCCTTTTGTAACTCTTTTGATGTTGTTGTTTTTTGGTTACACCATTCAAACCATATATTAAATACCATTCTGTTATACTGGCTTGGTGTTAGGCTCAATAATCGTTGTACTTCTTTTTTCATGCTATCCTTTTTTTAATAATTTAAGATCTCGGGCATCTGCTCTTTCTTGATTGATAATTAAAGGCGTTATTTCATCTGCACCGCATCTGCTTTTTTCAACTATTGCTTTAAAATCTTGGATTAAGATTCTATTTTGGCAGTCCCAGTATATTTCATTTGCTACGGCACCTTCTGGATGTCCTTTTGATACATGAGATATAAAAATGAATAGGGTTGTGTCAAATTCTTCTATTAAATTGAAATAATCTGCGGCTTTTTTGCCTCTAAACACATATTGAACACTATCTACAATAACAATTTTTGGTTGGCGTTTTCGGCGTAATCGCAATACCATATCGTCATATTTTTCTTTTTGAAATGTAAATTTAGAGCTCACTACTTTCATATTATTTAATCGTAATGATCTCATAAAACTCATTCGCATACCTTCCTCAGCAGTATTATATAGTACTTTACCCGATTTGGTTAATTCTTTCATAAACTGCATTGCGTATGTGGTTTTTCCGTGCCCAGAATCTCCATATATTAAAATAGAGCCTGACTGTTCCACAACTCCTTGATGCCGTAACCATTCGCCTGTTAACGCCATAGTTTTAAAACTCTTTTTAACTATATCTGCATAGCTGTACGCTTTTTTTACTTTTACCGCCATTATTTTACCTCATGTTTTAAGATTTCAACACGTACCGCTCTTAATGAGCCTTTTGTTTTAGCATACATTTGTAAGGGTGTAATTGTAGCTCCGTTTGCCTTGGCTACAAGTGCTATTTGATTTATATGAAATTGTTTTAAATCGCTCTCACCAATAGGTGTAACTTTTTTATAAGCATTACCATATCTGTCAAATATTTCAGCAAAACCGACTTTTTTCAAATCTTTTTGTCTTGTCATTTTTTGCTCTAAACCATCAGCCCCCATCATATACCAACCGCAAAGGTGGGTGGTTGCATTTTCTAGCGCTTTTAACTCTAAAAATGCGGTATAATCTAAATCACCAGCTTCATCTAAAATGATTAATGGTAGTTCTGCTGTTCGCAATAAAAAAACTAAATCGTCATAAACATCTGCATATCTTCCTGTGTGAACAACTCCAAATTCTCTAGCAATTTTTCTAAGTAATTTTTGTTTACTTTTTACTTGAGAACAATCGATATACACTGCATTTTTATTATTTTCGGCATAGTTTTTTCCTGCTACCGTTTTACCGATACCCGCATAATCACAAAATATTCTGCAGATTGATTTTTTTTGGCAAGTTTCTAATTGAGTAGTGATGTAATTAAAGGTTTTAGTTTTTACAACTACCCAGGGCGCATTTTCATTTAACTGAACTCTTACAATTCTTGCTATGGAAGTAAGAGCTCCATCAGATAAAACACCTTCAAGTTCTCCTTTATTTACAAAACGAGAATACTGAGAAACGCTAATACCTAATACTCTTGCGTGTTTAACATCGCTTTTATATAGTTCTCTATCCCTGCGAACTGCTTCAATAATTGTTGTTTTAAGACTATTTTTCATAATTATTTAGATTATTTTATTTAGATTATAAATCGTCAATGGCGTTATTTCTTTCAGAAACTTCATCAAAAGCTTCATATTCAAATTCTTCAATTTTGGCAACTGTTTTTACTATTTCTGGAGTAACATCTATAATTGGCATATCATTTTTTATAATAGCAACCCTACGGAGTTGTTGCTCGGTATCTGTTTTTACCATTTTATCAAACTGACTTATATATTTAGTAGCGTCTTGATAGCCTTGAACATCTTTGTCCGTCCATTCTGCATTTGCTCTATTAAAAGTTGGTACTGGCTGACATTCGCAAATAAATAGATCGTTCTGATAAATAAATACTTCGTTAATTTCATTGGTTTCCGTTGGTAAATAGTAGGCATCTACGTTGTAATTATTAGAAGCTAACTGGTTTAAAACTGCTGGATTTTCTAATTGAAACTTTTCATATTGAACAGTTACATATTGGCTACGTCTAATAGATGTTTGCGTTTTAAAACCAATGTATTTGGCTAATTGCCCTCTATCTAATTGCGGTAAATCAGGATTAACATGATGTATAAAAACATCCATTCTACTCATCCCTTGGTATTTCTTTTGATTTGGATGCAACTGATTGTTATATTCTAATTGCTCTTGTAAATCATTAGCAACAATAACTTTATAGGTTGCTTTTGAAAACTTATAATTGTTGTTTTCTGCATCAAATATTTTCTGTGAAGTAGTTCTATTACTATCGCCTCGGGCATAAAAACGACCAACACCCTGGTTGTTGTTTTTTTCAACACCGTACTTTTTAGTTCCAATTAAACGTTCTGCATATTTTTCTTGAGAATTTGTAGGATTACACCAGCGTACAAATGGAAAGATGTTTCCTGCTTTCATTAAGCCGTCTTTAAAATCACTTACTAAATGATGTTCTACTTCCATTTGCATTGGAACTCCTAAGCCTTTATTACTTGTAAAACGGAACATATCACGAATACAATCCAAGTATAAATCATGATTTTTTTCAAGTGAGTGAGAAATACCAATCATTGCTCCAGATAAATCATCAAAAGCATAATATGCCATAACTCGTTTACCATTGTGTAACTTGGTGTGCATAATATCCCTATCATCTAAAGTAATTTTACTCATAGAGTAATTTGGAGCTGTACGGTTAACGTGTGGACGCTGTTTATGGTTAAAGTCATAAGCACCGTTACGATATTTTTTAATTAGTAACTGATTTCTTGGTAAATTGATGTAGTTCCAAATTGTTGATTCTGAAATTTCAACGGGAGATTCGTTTACATAAAAATCTTCTCTATTAAAAATCTCTCCTGTTTTATAATCAACAACTTCAATAGCACCGCCTAAAAACTGCAAATACAAATCATGTACTACCGATGAATAGGGCTTGCTTGGTAAACAATATAAACTTACAATTAAGCTTTCAACATCTGCGGTAACTCTTCTGGAGTTAATTGAGCCTTCTCCGCCATGTATAAACGCCCCGTAGCTTTCTTTTAAATATTTATCGTAACGTCTTTTTAACGAGCGAGGATTGTTTGGTAAACTACATTGCCATTTATCAGTATCAATAGCATTAACAGATTCACTTACACGTTCCCAAATTTTAGTTTTCTGCTTTCCAAACTTTTTAGCTAGAACTCCTTTTTCTGTAAAAATGCTTGTAATAGCATTTAAAATCATGCAGTTTGTTGCTTTTTCTCGTTGCTTTTCAGAAGATAATGACTTACCGCTAGGGGTTCTGTGTCTTGTGAAAAATTTCGTTGCTTCAATATCTGGAACTATATATTCTTCTAATAAATTAACAACCAAAACTTCTTTTGGATCTCCAATTCTAGCAAAACAAATTTCTTTGTAAATAGGGCTTAAATCGTGAAAAGAAACCCAAGCTTCATTATCTTTTCCTCTACCTTCTTTTGTACGAACTAACTTTCCTCTAGAACAATATGATTTATACGTATTATACGACATCAACGCCCAATCCTTATACAGTAACCTTGCGGGTATTGATAATATGTTGTTTTGGTATTGATACATGAATTAGATTATTTTTTAGACCCTGCCCAAGACTCGAACTTGGGTGTATGCCTTTCAGGAATGATTGCTACTGTGAGATTTTTTATTGATTTACAGCCGCTTTAACTGCTTCTTTTACTTGGTTTTCTAGCCTCTTATATTCTTTGGCTATTTTATCAGAAGTTGTACTGGTTCTATCACCACGAATACTCATTGTTATAAAACGGCGACTTACTCCATAGTCTTCTATTAGCTTATCGACAACATCTTTGTTTAGAATGTTTCTTTTTTTTGTAGGTTTGTTCATTGTTTCGTTTGTTCTGTGTTCGGGTACAAATATAGCGTAATATTTTACGCTAAAACAAATTAATAGTGTAAAAAAATACATCAAAACAATGGGAGCAACAGAAAGAGTTTTACAATTCATTAAATATAAGGGTGTTACGAAATATAAATTTTGTAAAGAATTAGGGTTTTCTAATAAGTTTTTAGATAATAGTAGTAATATGGGTACTGATAAAGCGTGTAAAATATTACGCTACTATTCTGAGATAAACCCAGGATGGCTTTTAACGGGAGAAGGGGAAATGTTAAAAAATTCTGTTATTCTAGAAGCTCCGAGTGTAAAAGAAGCAATTGATTATAAAGAGAAATATTATAAAGCATTAGAGAATAATCAAGATCTAAATAAAGATAATCGCCTGCTATATAAAGAAAATATAAGTTTGCGTAGTGAAATAGATAATTTACAAAAAGTATTATTAGATAATAATTTAGGCACAAATGACATGAATAGGAGTGTCGGCTAA